GAAAGTAATGTCTTCTACAACCGAAGCACGACGGAAGAACTTAAGTACCTTTTGGCTAAAGATTTCCGGCGTAAAGTTGCCGGAAGGCAGGTTACCATAACCTGCAGAAGTACCAAAAGCCATTGGTCTTTCCTTCCTTTGAGGTTTAAGAGTTGAAGTCTATTCGGCCTTCGATGCGTGCCGCGTCGAGTTCCTGTTCCATTTTCTCGAACTCCCACGGTTTCATCTTACCGATTTCTGAAGCTTTCCAGATTTTTCCACCATCGTTCGACCGCGAAACTTCTTTCGAAGCTGTTTTAGATACGGACATAGCCGCGTCACTTTTCTTGGTCGCTTTAGTCGATGATTTCTTTTTCAAACCGTTATCAGACTTGTAAAGATCTACAACACGGCTTGCCCAGTGGGCGTCGGTTGCGTTGTTGTAAACCCCGTCAGAGATGGAAGTAGGCTGTAGTTTGAGCCACTCCCGAAAGGCATCGCTGCTTTTCAACTCTTCGAAGTCCGGCTGCAATCGTAACAACTCTTGATACGCTCGATCTTTTTCAAGATTCTGCTCTCGTTGCCTGATTACCTGCAACTCTTCTTCGAGATCTTTCACTCGCGCTTCAGACTGCGAGGAAGATATCTGATGGATCGCTTGATATACATCCGGGTGTTGAACTCGGAAACTTTCAAGATCCGTTTCTGGTTCTGAAGATTGTGGTGACGGGGTTCTAAGACGATTGATCAGATCTTCTTTTTCCGTTTTCCACTCTGTCAACTTTTCGTCGTAATGACGTTTGAGGTCATCGTAACGCTTTTTGAATTCAGGCTCTTCGGGGGTTTCTTCAGGCGCTTCGTCGGGTGCGAAACTTCTAGAAGAGTCCGCAGCTTTTTCAGCTACATCCTCTGTTTCTTCCTCACTTGCCTGTTGCTCCTCCGAGCTATCTTCATCCTCATCTTTGTAAACCTCCTCTCGGTACTTTCCTTTGTATAGAGAGTCTTGATTTACAGTTCCGAAAGAGTCATTCGGTTTGTTTGCGCGGTGTCCGCGTACTTTTTTTGCCATTTGTCTTACCTCACTTGCGGGGCCACTTGGCGTGTGGGTGGCCGCTTCGGTCATATCGGGGCCGCATTACGCGGGTGGCCGACTATTCTTCTAAGCGCGTTTCGTTTCCTTCAACTTCTTTTTCGTAGCAGGAACGCCGCGCTTGTTAATCTTTTCGAGTTCGTCGAGTCCGATAGCTGCTACGACTTCAGGACGAACGTAAATTTCTCCGCTCGAAGCGAGAATAGGCTGCTTCGATTTTTCAAGTTCGATGCCCTTCGACTTTACGTATTTTTCGGCATCTTCAATCTTTTTGATGAGGTCCATCTCCCCAGCAAGCTTCACAGCCTCTTGATTGATTACGAAGCCGTCTTCTTCTGCTTCGGGCATGGGGATGTCATCAGCTACGGATTCTGCGTCAGTGACTTCTGACGGAGGTCGGTCGATAAAACCCGACTCTTCTACGTCTCCCTGTAGCTCGTTGACTGTCAGGATAGACTTCTCCGGCACGAGTCGGTCTTCGTCCTCTACGAAGCCGGGACGGGCTGTGTTTAAGCCGCCCTCCTTGAAACCGAAGTCGAAAGAATAATCTGCGGCGTCTGTTGAGCCTCCAAAGCTATCCATAATGTCCTGTTCGACTTCATTGACGGAGTATGAGGTACCGCCACCGCCGCCGCCGTTGCCGCCACCGACATCTGAGTAACCACCTCCGGGATCGGTCTGGTATCCCTGATCGTCGTAGTACGTTGGCGTTCCGCCTGTAAACGATGCCTTTTGAAACTTCGCCGCGCCACTATCGTCACCTGCCGGAGTGAATCCGGGAGGTGGTCCGGGAGGTGGTCCGTCATCTCCGGACGATGTTATTGTTTCGGTCGTTGTGGTTGTAGTCTTGCTTCCGGGCTTCGTGTTCGGCTTCATAACGTCCGACTGTTTCGTCGCTTTGTTGATGGAGTTTTGCAAGTGTGCAATCAACTCTGCCTGAGTCGCATCCGATCCCATATTTCTTGCGCCGTTGAGCCACTCAGTAGCGACTGCGTTCGAAGCTGCCTCGTTGTACTTGCCGTCGTTGACGACCCGGAATTGATTTTTTGCGAGATCTTTCAAGTCTGACAGGTTGCCTAGTCGTCCGACACCTACGACGGAGTTGAATTTACCATCGAGAGTGTAACCACCTCGATCCGTGTTAAGCAGGGCGTTGGTGAAATCTATATCCGTGATTGCTTCACTTATGTCTTCGTTAGTTCCGGTAGTCAAAGCAGCAAGAAGCTCTTGGCCTTTAGACGCTCCCTGCGTGTAGTTTTCGATGTTACGGGCGATGCTTTGTGGGATGGTCTTGCCGTTGACGGACAAATCTCCTTGATATCTGTTCGATCCCGGAAGACGATAAAGAACGCTGCCGCGCTCATCTCCTAGTCTGATCGCGAAACCTTTGGCGTTACCTACGGCGTCTGCATTCGTAGCGTTGAACTTCGCGATCTCATTGAGAGCCTCGAACTCTTCATTTATAGATGCTGCTGCGAATACGTTGAGCCTTCCGCTTTTTGAAATACCGCGAAAGCCTTTCCCTGTCGCATCTGTCAATGTGTAGGCGTCGACTAAAGGAATTCCACTAGGCACATCCGCATTCGGATCTGACGGATTTACGGCTCCGAATGTTCCGTTCCGTTCGAGGCCCATACCTGCCAAGTACGTAGAAAAGTCCCCGTGGATGACATCTTCCGGATTTATGATTTGTAGTCCGGCTATGTTCAGGGCTGGGTTACTTCCGCCGATGAGATCCATCGCATAGTTAGGTTCTGACGAGTCTTCCTCTTTCGGTCGCTTCAAGACGTAGCGCGGATCTATCGGAGGAAGGACCGGCTGCGTAGGCGAGGGCGGAGTCGGAGCCGCTGGTGGCGTCGGAGGAGTAGGACGCCCAGAATAATAATCGAAAAAACTACTCACTTTTGTTGTTCTCTTTCAAAACGGCTTTGTAGTTATTGTTCAAGTTGAGGAGCGTTTCCAGTAAAACCAGTCTCCCCTGCAACTGGCGCATCTCCGATTCCGACTGCGCGACCATCAGGGCTTGTACCACCAGCGTCTTGAGGCTGTTGAGGTACTCCTCCAACCCCTCCCATGCCGGGAGGTTGTTCAGCAGCGGGGCCACCATCCGGGCCTGATCCTTGTTGAGCATTCTGCATCATCCCTTGCAACATCTGAGCGTAGATCTGTGCTTCGTTCACGTTGTTGACTAGGCTATCCGGATCGATGTCTTGCGTGATCGCCAACTCGCGAATGAGGTTAGGTATCTTAATGAACGGAGCAAGCATCGGATTAGACACGGTCTGAAGTAACGCGATAAGACGCTGGCTGCGAACTTCCTTCTGCATAACCGCAGCTACACCGCGAGGCTTGATTTCTAGGTCGCCACCGATTTCATCCATGTCCTCGTTGAACTGCATGTTCCACTGGTAGTACGACTCGCCGAGAGGCTTGAGCAGGTGATCATCTACATTCTTGATCACGGTCTTCATAGACAGACTTGCACCACCCATCAGCATCGATAGACCTGCTGCGGTCCGTCCGGTGCCCGTGACGCCCGTCTGTCCGTGCATGATAGACGGAAGACCCGTCTCCTCATCCGCAAGCTGACGACTGATCTGATACATCTGGATGTTCTCAGGAGCCGTGTTCGGGAACTTGAGGCCGTTGATTGCCGTGCCTGTGACACCTGACTGCCGTCGGAATATCTTACCGGGGAAGATGTCCATGTTCTGTCCGGGAACCAACGATGCTTCGTCGACATCGAAGACAAGGTTGCCAGCGAGTGCGAGATTGTCGATTGCCATACGAACGTGACCGTTCATCAGCAACTGAGCATCTTCCATGTTCTCTGCGATGCCAACCCCCCAAATCTGATAGGGATTGATTTCGTACGGCATGGCGAAGAAGGGCAGACGAGCCGGAGTGAAGGGGTTGATCACACAACGCAGGATTACGTTTCCGCAGATCCATGCGTTGATCTGCATCTGGGTCATTTCCCCGCCGTCGGTTTCATCGTCTAGTAGACCGACAGTGCGTGCCATCTGCGCGTCGATGACGCCCCAATACTCCAAGACTTCGAATCTGTTTTCTTGGTAGTACGCGTCCGTTTCGTCTTCGCGGATCGTGTCTTCAAAATACTTGTCTTGGTAGTTCGGTCCCTTTGCCAGTGCTTCTTCGATTTGCTCCCTGTCGAAGTGCGGCATGAGGATGAGGCTGCGTAGCTGTTCACGATTCATCCGGTGTCGTTGGATGACATACTCGGAATCTTCCATGCTTGCAGCCGATGGGTCAGGATAGAAATCCCATATAGATACGTGTTCGATGCGAGGGACTAGCTTCTCGTACGGATTGTACGTACGATCTCCTCCGTCTCCCCGCTCCCAGCGATGTATCCGCTTGTACATATTCAGCGGACCCTTGACGACACCCGTGCCCATCAGGGCAGCTTCGAAGATGCTTTTACGGATCACTGTGACGGCATTCGTGTCGACAAGCTGATCGTGGATAACCTTCTCACACTTGAGAGCCGACTCCTGAGCAGGAGAGATCTGTGGCTCTCCGATGTTCGCTTTGCCTTCGACGACGGGTGCGTTTTCGAGTTTTTCCTCGTACGCACCTAAGAAGTCTTTCGAAGTCTCTGCCTGTAACGCTCCGGGAGCGAGGGATCTTCCGTCCCCTTCGAACCCGTACGGATCTTGGGCTGGCTCTTGGCTGATCAGGTCGTCGATGGGCGTCTTCATATGAGCGAACTCAGCGACACCCTCCGGGACAGGAGTAGACTCTACGACGATAGGAAATTTTTTGTTGGCAAAAAGTATGTCTACGATTTGCCCGTACGCTGCAAGAACTTTCGTCTTGGTGATCTTGATGAACACCTTAGATCGTTCGGACTCTCGGTATTGTGTTGTCGAGTCGTAGATGCCACGAAAGTTTTTGTACGCTTTCAGCCAGCGTTGTTCGTACGCGTAACGACCGTTCTCCGAATCTTCGAACTTCGCACGTATGTAATCTGCAAGATACGGTGCTTGTTCGTCCGGAGAGACTACCGAGATAGGCTCGTCATCAGCAGGTTCTAGAAACCTATCGTCCATAGAAAGGACTCCTTAGTAATCTCGTTGATCAGCCATGCTGAACAAAGAAGCTTCTACCGTCGGCTTTGTCTGCTGCTTCGGCATATCTTCTGTAAGAACATCAGTCTTCGCGCGAGTGTCGAATTCGAGACCCTCACGATAAAGCTGTGCAGCGCCACCCTGATTGTCGACAGTTTCTTTGTCGGCATTCATAATGTACGATTCACCCATGTTCAAGTTCATAACTCACTCCTTTTTTTATCGAGCCATAAAGCTCGGTGTTGTATCTATGTCTTGCATAGCTGCGTCGTCTAGGACGACGTTTTCCATAATATCCTGTGGGCTTCCCTCACCAAAGTCCGGCTCCATGAACATCTCCATACGTCGGGTTTCTTCCGCACCCTCTGCCGTGCCTATCGCCGGACGGAAACTTTTTGTAGTCGTTCCTGATCCGCCGGGGCGGATGTTCTCTGCAGCACGACGTTCTGCAGCTTCTGCCTCTAAAACCAGACGTTGTTCCTCCGTAATGTCCCCTCCCTCGACGGGAGTTATCACAGACATTGCAAGTTGAGGGGCTAAGGAAAGTGGCATAGCTACAGAGCTTGCTACTCTGAGACCCTGCAATGCCTTCACACCGGCAAAGTACGCAGTTTCTTCGAGACCCGTCTGGACGATAAAATCTCCCACCTCTTCTTTGTCGAGACTTTCATTGTCACGCAAGCCCTGTGAGAGAAGGTAAGTAGCGCCACCGGCCTTGAGCTTCGGATCGTTCATTCCCCTTAAGAGATCTCGTGTTACGGCGTTTCTTTCGTCGGGGGTTTCCTCCGGGGCAGGAAGAGCCGCAGAAGGGGCATCCTGCACGATAGTGATCGGTTTCATCTGTGACGCTTCTTGTTCACTATACGGAAACGTGATGTTGATACTGGCTGCATCGTCCGCACCGATAAGAACTTGTGACGTTCCGATTGTCCCCTGAGAAGCATCTATCTTTCCGCCGCTTTGTATCCACATTCCGATGATGTCCTGATCCGGAGCAAGGACCATATCTTCGGAAAATCCTAGCGCATCAGTCAGTTGCTCTCGAAAGTACGTGTGTAGACGAATGTGCGGCTGTGTTTCTTCAAGAGTGTGAGATCCCGGAACTTTCCCTTGATATCCATCTTCCTGTGCTGCTACGCCTCTATATGCTCGTCCTCTCATCGCTCCGGATGTGACTGCGTCCGTCCCTAGAGCTAAGTTCGCTGTGATGTTCATATTACGAAGTAGGTACGCACGTGGCAGTGAAAAGATTTCTTTGCCGGTTTCGGCGTCGAACATCAAGCCTGTTCCGTTGGGGCCACGTACCTCGATCTGCTTGAGGACGCGTGTCATGTCCCCCTCTTTTATGGGACTTCCCTTGTTGTCCACGAACAGGGCATCTGCGCCCCCCTGACCGATCAAGCGTTGATGGCGCAGCATGTTCGCCTTGAAATACGCGACGATGTCAGGGGACATCGGAATGTTTATTTCCGTGTTCATCTTTGTCATTCCCGGAGGAATGAACAGTCCCGGAACATTATTCTTTGCTCGTCGTCCGGTGCCGGATGGTGCCCGGTAGGCAGACACGGGCATACGTTCTACTTCGCCGGGACGG